CACCAGCACCTGTAGAGCCAACACCAGCACCTGTAGTACCTACACCAACACCGGTACCTACACCAGCACCTGTAGTACCTACACCGGCACCTACACCAGCACCTGTAGTACCTACACCGGCACCTACACCAGCACCTGTAGTACCTACACCAGCACCTGTAGTACCTACACCGGCACCTACTCCTGCACCTGTAGTACCTACACCGGCACCTGTAGAGCCAACACCAGCACCTGTAGAGCCAACACCAGCACCTGTAGTACCTACACCAACACCGGTACCTACACCTGCACCTGTAGAACCAGCACCTACACCGGCACCTGTGGTACCTACACCAGCACCTACACCTGCACCTACACCAGCACCTGTAGAGCCAACACCAGCACCTACACCAGCACCTGTAGAGCCAACACCAGCACCTACACCAGCACCTGTAGAGCCAACACCAGCACCTACACCAGCACCTGTAGAGCCAACACCTGCACCGGTAGAGCTAACACCGCCGCTAACGATAACACTAATGCAGTCTAGCACAACATATACAAATCAGACCAACATGGATCGTCTGGATGTTGGCGTAGATGTGTCGATTGGAACAATGACCAACAGCAACGATGTCACAGTTGGTGGTATGACAAACAAAGGTCGTGTCACGGAGTTTATCAACAACGGTACAATTGGTATGTTTACTAATGGCGAACCAACAATTCCTGGTTGGGTTGGCACATACACCAATACCGGCACCATTGGTATCTTAGAGAATGGCATGGTGGGCACCATTGAAACCTTTAATAACACCTCTACTGGTAGTATTAACACATTACGCAACTTAGGTGTTATTAACACAATGCGTAACGAGGGCCGCATTGATACCTTGTTTAACACCAGCACAGGTACCATTGGTACTGTAAACAACTTGGGTAACATTAACAATTTTACCAACAACAACAGAATTGATGTATTAAACAACTCTAGCACCATTGGTGCATTAAACAATACCGGCGTCATTGGTGCATTAAACCTAGCCGATGCCAGTATAATTGGACAGATCAACAATAGTGGTATTATCAACAGTTTGAATAACAGTAGTTTTGCAACTGTAAATTTAAACGGAGTATTGCCCACCAATTACAATGTGTTAATTAATGGAGACCGATACGGTGTATTAGCCGTTACCAACGCTAGCGGTCAAATGGCGTTCGGCGTACTAGCAGGATCATCGGTAACTGCCGGCAAAACATACATCGCCATTTTACAAGGTGTTACTGCCGAACAAATCAATACAGGCAAGTCCGGCACAAACAACGGCGTTTCTTGGGAATTAAAACAACAGGGTGGTACTACTAACAAATGGGACTTGGTTGCATCTGCACCAGCACCTACTCCTGCACCAACACCAACACCTACACCCAATAACAATTCCAACTCGTCATCCGATTCTAGTTCATCATCCAGTTCTAGCTCCAGTTCTAGTTCATCATCCAGTTCTAGCTCCAGTTCTAGTTCATCAAAGTCATCAATCGGTCCGGTGGCTGGGGTAGCAGTAGCTGCCGGTGTAACAGCATTCATTGTTTCGAAGTTGACTTCTACAAACAGCGGTCTCGTAGCGGCCTACACCAATAAGGAGTTCAATGGTACTCATAGTGGGTCAACCGCTGTACTCAAGTTCAAAGACAACACCTACGTAGACCATAGCAGTTATATCGGACCTTTGGATAGTTACAACTCAAATGTTACCTCCGAAAAACCAAACTACAGCAGATACTTGGCCACAATCAGAACCGGTGTTACCAAGCAATACAGTCTGGATAATCGGGATAAGTTTATGCTCATGCCATCATTACATACCAACTATACTGTGGTAAGCAATTTTGGGTCAGGCACTACAAATGCTGATACTAGCGTTTTAGGTATGGGTCAAACTTACAATCAATGGTCACAAAATGCAAATCTGCGCCTAAGTTATCAATTGACTGACAAAGTAAGATTTGCCACCAACGTAGGAGCCGGATACAATATGTTGGGTAACAACCCGCTGTTGTCTAATACTGGATCGTTGGTCAGTACAGGATACACCAACAGCCGAACCTTGTATACTGCTGGTGTCGGAGTAGAATCCGCCATAGCAAAAAATGTTTCTAGTGCTGTGAGATATGACAAACAAAACAATTTACAAGGTTATCAGAGCCAGATAATTTCAGTCCGAGCAACAATTGCGTTTTAATATTACGGAAATAGTGTTGTACCAAAACAACAGTCTGGAAAATAATGCTTGTGGTATCCTGTGGTTCGTGTATAATGGTACATTAAATTATGTTTAAGTGAAAGGTGTATATGTTGAATAAAAACGGAGTTGCTTTCGTAGAAGCGGCAGAAAAACTTTATGGTGTTGGCGCAATATTGACCAGAGATGGTATTGCTCATGTAGTGAGTGAAGCTGATGTGCCATATCCATATTGGTTTGTAACCAAAACAGAATATCGTAGTGGTGAGCGTGGTCGTTATAAGTTACCAAATATTGGTAGCAAAAAATCAAAAGTGTCGGCTGTGGCAAAGGAGCCAGAATTAGAAGTTGCATTGCAGGCACAATCAGCACAAGTGCTAGAGTTTCGTCAACCAAAAATGATTGATGAATCTGATTCGGCAATTCCTGCAAAATGGCCTGATTATGTCCCCTTTGGATTTTATCGTGATATGAAGAATATCATTTCATCCAAACAATTCTATCCTGTATTCGTTACAGGCTTATCAGGCAACGGCAAGACCTTGATGGTCGAGCAAGTGTGTGCTGAATTGCAGCGTGAGTGTATTCGTGTTAATATCTCCATTGAGACCGATGAAACCGACCTGCTTGGTGGTCCTACTCTTATCAATGGCAATGTGGTGAATCGTGATGGTCCTGTATTACAGGCTATGAAGAAAGGTGCCGTATTGTTGATTGACGAAGTAGACCGTGGTTCTAATAAGTTGATGTGCTTGCAAGGCATTCTCGAAGGCAAACCATACTACAATAAAAAAACTGGCGAAGTAGTAACGCCAACCAAAGGCTTCACCGTGATTGCCACCGCCAACACCAAAGGTCGTGGTAGTGAAGAAGGTCGTTATCTGTCACAAGTGCTTGATGATGCCTTCTTGGAACGATTCCCAATTACGGTAGAACAGGAATATCCTGATGCCAAAACTGAGAAAAAGATTCTTACACCATTAATTGATGATAAGGATTTCGTTGAGAATTTATGCCAATGGGCAGATGTGGTTCGCCAAACATTTGACCAAGGTGCAGTTGATGAGATTATCTCCACTCGCCGTTTGGTACATATTGCCAAAGCATATAGTATCTTCAAAGACCGCATGAAAGCGATTGAGCTTTGTGTGAATCGTTTTGATGCCGAAACCAAAATGGCATTTTTAGATTTGTATTCAAAAGTCGATGCGACAGTAGAATCACCAGCGAATACAAGTACCACAGTTGCCAGTACCGAAACATCGGTGCAACAATAGTGGTAAATAACCAAGGATTGGTTGCCAACCAACCGTCCTTGTGTTATAATGGCAGTTCAAGTTGCATTTTATTTTATTAATTTATTGAGAAGGAATTACATCATGGCATTAACAGTTCGTAAAGGCAAAATCAATCGTCACGAAAAAATCACTCAGGTATTATTGAGTGGCAAACCAGTATCGCCTGACGAGATTGCTGCCGTATTCAAAGGCACCGACCAAGAGTCTGTTTTATATCGCCTCTCGACCAACATCTACAACATTCGTAAAGATGGTGGCATCGTCAAAGTGATTAAATCTGGCCGTAAGGTAACAGGTTATCAGCTCGTAAACTTTACCGAGTTCGATGCTAATGGCCGATTCAAAGGCGCCACTAAGGCAGCTGCACCAGTTGCAAAAGCTGGCAAGGCAGTTGACCAATCTCAACCTGCTGAAGTAGCAGCCTAATCGTAGAATCAAATATGGCCCCTCGGGAGAGGCCGCCATATTAAAGCACATCATACGAACCGATTACTCTGGTAGCAAAGGCGCAAGCTGATGGTGTGCTTTAATATGGTGTTGTACCATAAACCTCGGTTAACTCCGAGGCATTCATCGCAGTAAAGTTCCTGTTTATGGGAATTTGTTTTACCTTAACTTAATATGAGGAAATAATTATGAGTAACAATGTAACAGTTTATATCAACAAAGACTATCCATTAAATTCGGATAAGATGTTCAATTTCAAAAACAAAATTGGACTAGACCTTTCATTTCAATCAGAAGCTCGGTGGGATCCTAAACAAAAGAGTGAGTTTATTACCTCTTTGATTAAAGGTATGGCACCATCACGAATTATTGTTGCCAATATTGAAAGTTGTTTAGAAGAAGCTACAGAAGATTCATTGTGTTATAATTATTTCTCAGACTGGCAGAACCGCGGTAAAGAAGGTATCTCGATTGATGGTAATAATCGTACCATCACTATTGATGAGTACCTCAACGATAAGGTTGCAATTGAACATGGTGAATACAATTTACCTACAGGTCCGGTTGTAATAAATGAGAAGAATGACCGTTTCAACACACACCCAAAACTATTAAAAGAACATATTACAAACAATATTCGTATTTCTATTTGTGAATATGTCAAAGCAACTCGTTCGGACTTATCCGAATTATTCAAGAACATTAACAATGGCGTACCACTAAATGCACAAGAGTTGCGTAATGCTACTTTAGTGCCGTTCGCTGAAGAAGTCCGTAAGTTGGCCAAAGAATATTCTGGGGCATTTAAATATATCTTTAAGTCAAATGGTCGCCGTGCTATTGATGAACAGATTGTTAATATGTCTGTGTATTACGCTTATGGTGCATCTGAAGGTATTTCTAAGAAAGATAAAGACACAGCATACGATGACAATTCAACGGTATGGAAAAACTTTAAGGGTGCCAAGAAAGCAATTGAAGATACATTAAAACTAGTTGACAAATATGCTAATGCTGGATTTAAAGACGTATCAACAATGATGAATTTGTTTATTGCTGTTTCTTATCTACAAAAAGAAAAGCGTAATATTGTAGATAAAGAAAAATTCTTTAAATGGTTCTTGTCTACTGAAAATGCTCGTGTTGGTGATTTTACCAAGTTGGTTGAAACTAAGACCGAGAGTCGTGACTATGAAGGTTGTAATACCAGTACGAGTAAAGAATATTTGATTGCTCGTTATGAATATATTTTAAAAGACTTACAGTTGGTTTCTTCTGATATTGTTACTGCTGTGGATCCTGAAAGATTGTTTAGTCGTGCTCAACGATATGAAATGTGGGCTCGACAAGGTGGTGTATGTACTCAAACAGGTAAAATTATACCTGAAGAAGATATTAACAATCACGAAGTGTGGGCTGCTGACCATGTAATTCCATATTCTAAAGGTGGACCAACTACGGTAGAAAATGGTGAATTGGTTTGTAAAGAATATAATTTGGCTAAAAGTAATAAGATGCCAGAATTATTGTCTGCGTAGTAAATGGCATTAATTTTACTCATATTCTGTATCGCCACGGCATTTTGTGCAGGCCGGGAGTTTGAGTGTAGAACCACGCTGGACTACTCACCAGGAGCGCTTGGAGCGCTTCTGGTTTGTTCGGTTATACTAGGTCTCATACTCATTGGTGTCCTCTCTCCTGAGGCGCTCCTAATCGACTAAAATATGTTGTTTCCAAGCAACATTCCAGCATATTTCTCTTGTAATTTTCTATGGTTATGTTATAATGGTATCTCAATTTGAGAAGGAATTTTAATATGAAAAAATCAGTAAATAAATCCATTAAAGATATTTTTCCTGGCATTATGATTTTAGATAATGAACCAGTCCGTGTAGAAAACCCATTTAGTGGTGAAAGTGTTATGTTATCACCTGATGAAGTTGCTGTATATGATTACCTTAAAGGTTGTGAGTTAATTGGTGACCATAAAGGTTTGCGTAAAGGCCTTAATTGGTTTATGAATAACAATGCACAAGCCTACATGACATTATTAGATTAAGGAATATATTATGGGAACAAGATCACTTACTTTTGTTTATGAAAAATATGGCGAAGTACAAAAACCAGTAGTTAATATGTACCGTCAATTTGATGGCTATCCTACAGGACATGGTGCTGAGTTAGCGGAGTTTTTGAGTGGTGGCCGTATGGTTAACGGTTTGGCTCAAACCAAAACCGTTGAAGAAATAGTTTTCAACGGCATGGGTTGTTTGGGTGCTCAGATGGTTGCTCACTTTAAGCAAACGCCTGGGGGTTTTTATATTCATCCAGTTGATGTAACCGATTGTGGCCAAGATTATGAGTACCACATTTACGATAGTGATAAAGGTTTGTATATTGAAGTGGTTGATTGTGGTTGCAATATGTTTGGTATGACCATGAGTGATAAACACGATTTTGTATTCAAAGGTAATCTAAAAGAGTTTACTAAATTTTGTTCTGATGATTTGCCCGATGAGCAAGAAAATATTTTCGATGGCAGTATTGTTGGCCAAGATTGGTTAAAATCTGTATTGCGTGATGGTGTAGTAACAGTTAATTTTATTAAAAATGATGGCACCGAGCGTACCATGAAATGCACCTTGAGTAAAGAAATTGTGCCATCAGTTGTGAGTGAGAATGTTAAAAAGGTTCGTGCAATCTCAAGTGATGTGCTGCCTGTATATGATATTGATGCACAAGGCTGGCGGTCATTCCGTTGGGATTCTATTAAGAGTGTGGAGATAAAGTGAAAATTGTAATTAATGCTTGTCATGGTGGTTTTGGTTTATCACATAAAGCGATTGTTCGATATCTTGAGATTCTAGATAAAAAAGTCTGGATTGAAGAAGATGAAGATTGGGAAGGCCAATTCAATTATTGGTTGGTACCAAAAGAAGAACGTTTGCATGACCGTGAATCTGATTTTTGGGATCTTACTGATGAAGAAAAGAAAACCTACAATAAAACATGGCGAGAACAGAATTTTTCTGATCGTGAGATTTTTCGTGGTGATACTGCCCTAATTCAAGTTGTTGAAGAATTGGGCACCGATGCAAATGGTCGATATTCAGAATTAAAGATTGTGGAGATTCCAGATGACGTAGAATGGCAGATTGCTGAGTACGATGGTTTGGAATGGGTTGCAGAAAAACATAGAACTTGGAGATAATATGAGTGATAGATTTGATTTTGAACAACAGATTCAAAAGTGTTGGTTAGTTACGGACGATATCTATGATTTGTCTGAGGCCATTTTAGAAAGAGATTTAAGTCATGACCAGATTACCAGTACATTATTAGGTTTGAGAGAAATTGGTGAGATTAGATTCAACAAACTGTGGGAATTATTTGAAGATGTGCATATGTCATTGGTTCGTGAGCATAAGATGCTCGAACAAGAATGTGCTGCGTTGCGTGAACAATTAGAGAAAGCAGAAAAGAAAAATGTCAAACGATAATCCAGAATACAGTAAGTATATTTCATCTGATGGAAAAATCAGATATGGCAAAGTGTATTCGATGACACAGAAACCTGTTCGTATCGAATTGGGTCGTGCTGACATTCCAAAATTTCTCTCAATGTTACATGAAACGCAATTCAATTTAATTGAAGCGGCAGTTGAGAGTAGAGAGAAACAAGGATTTGTTGAAGCCAACATGGTGATTAAACATATTATGGAAAAGAAATAATGGCCTCAATTGAACCTGATACAATGTTGGTTGAGTTGGCTGAACAGATTGACCTTCAGTTAATGGAATGGATGGTTGAGAATAAACTACCACCATTAAATATAGTTGCCATTGTGTTAGCAAGACTATCACGGTTGGCCAAAGAAACCGATTGTATGGAAGATTTTATTGCATTACTAGATGCACCAAAACAAATCTTAAACGAAGAAATGGATAAAGAGAGAGTAGTACATTAGATGAAAATTGCTTTAGCTTCAGATATTCACCTTGAGTTTGGTGATTTACTTTTAAAGAACGAAGAAAATGCCGAAGTGTTAATACTGAGCGGCGATATCTGCACAGCTAAAGTTTTCAAACATAAACCAAAAGAACGAGCAATGGTTAAGGATTTCTTTAAGCGTTGTTCATTCCAATTTCCTCATGTTGTTTATGTTCTTGGAAATCACGAATCGTATGATTTTGATATCGCTAAAACATATGATACACTCAAAGCCAATCTGTCCGATTTACCAAATATTCATTTGCTTGAGAAAGAAACATGGGAACATAATGACATTACCTTTGTTGGTGGTACATTATGGACTGATATGAATAAGAATGATTCATTAACACTTTGGCATTGTGGTCAACGTATGAATGACTTTAGGTTGATTAACAACAGTAATCGCAAAACACATCACAAGAATGTGGTGTATGCCAAGAATCCTGATGGTTCAGGTATGAATTTAAAAGATGCTGAAGGTAATTTGGTGATTGAAAGAGTTGACCACTATGAGAGGTCATCAAGATGGTCAGCGGAAGATTCTGTGGAAGATCATAAGAAGATGTTAGATTACATTAAGATTGCTACAGCTGACTATGGTGGTGCACCTAGAAAGTTTGTGGTTGTAACTCACCATGCACCAACATCGTTAAGTATTGCTGAATATTATAAACATGACACATTAATGAATGGTGCGTATCATTCTGATTTATCTGATTTCATTTTAGATAGACCACAGATTAAATTGTGGACTCACGGTCATATGCATAATGTATCAGATTACATGGTTGGCGACACCAGAGTTGTTTGTAATCCCCGTGGTTACATTAATTATGAACAACGAGCCAAAGAATTTGAATTGCAATATTTGGAGGTTTAAATGGGAATGTTTGATTACCTTTATTATGAAGGCAACAAATACCAGACTAAAGATACACCTAGTCAATCGTTAGATGATTATAAAATTCAACATGACCAAGATTCAGGTCATATATATTTGTGGCATGAAGATTATGACGCTGAGTGGGTTGAAGATGAAGGCCTTTTTGGTGGGTCATTAAGGCAATTCAATCACCGATGGGTACATTGTTGGGATTTTGATGGTAAGATTCGATTCTATCGTACCGAAAATAAAGGTGAAACATGGATAGAGTTTTCGGCATTGTTCATGGATGGGCAATTATTAAAGATTGATAAGATATGAAAAAAATATTGATTACTGGTTGTAACGGCTACATTGGTCTACATTTGGCCAAATTATTGAAGAATGATTATGAAGTGTATGGTATCGATAACACGATGCCATTCAACACAACCAATATGATTAATGTGGACATTCGAAGTGAATTAAAAGAGTATGAGTTCACGTTGAATGATTTGCCATGGGAATACGATACTGTAGTTCATTTGGCTGCATTAGTAAAGGTCAATGAGTCCGTTACAAAACCAATTCAATATTACAACACCAACCTATTTGGTACAATCAATGTACTAAAGAAATTGCAGTACAACAATTTTGTGTTTGCTTCAACAGGCACAGCCGCACATCCCATCAACCCATATGCTTTGAGTAAGAGAACTGCTGAAGATGTGGTCGAAAGATATTGCATTGAAAATACAAAGACTTTCACTACTTTCAGATTTTATAATGTGATTGGGTCTGATGGGATCCCTCCAACGAATGTAGATGGTTTGATGTTTAACCTTATGAAGGCTAAAGAAACTGGCACATTCAATCTATATGGTAGTGATTACAATACACCAGATGGCACACCCGTTAGAGATTACGTTCATGTGAATGAAATATGCCACTCGATTAAAAAGGCAATCGAAACGCCTGCCAATTCGTTACAGAATCTAGGCCATGGTAAAGGTCACACAGTCAAAGAAATGGTAGAAGTATTTAAACAGGTAAACAATTGTGATTTTGAAATTAAGTATTGCCAAAGGCGTGAAGGTGATTTAGAATGTAGTGTATTGGATGATGTATCGTCTTACATGGATTCCACTTATACACTACCACAATTATTGGAAATAAAATGAACGATGTAATGCAAAAGATAATGAATGAATCCTTTACTGATGAACAAGGTGAACGATTTGATCCTGAACGATTCGCCGAGTTGATTGTGCAAGAATGTATCAATGTTTGTGGTTCTGATTTTGGTACTGAACTAATCAAGAAACATTTTGGAATTAAAGAATGAAAGTTTATCTAAGTAATTATAGAAACCATTGGATTTCTCCATATACAATCATAGAATATATTTTCTTCTGGACTGATTGGAGTAAATGTGGTCGCAATAAAGGTGTAATCGCAGATGAAGATTATGTGGATCATCCTGCATGGGTTAACAAGTGGGCTGTTCGAATTGAACCTATTAGTACCGCCATTCGTGTAGTTTTAGATTTTATTCACCCATCAATCAAGTATGTGAAAGTTGATAGATATGATACATGGTCAATGGACCACACACTATCACAAATTATTTTGCCAATGCTTAAACAGTTGAATAAAGAAAAGCACGGAGCACCATATGTTGATGATGAAGATGTGCCTGATGAATTGAAATCTATCAATGCTGAACCGAAAGAGAATGAATGGGACACCGATTCAAACCATTTCAAGCGTTGGGATTATGTAATGAATGAAATGATTTGGGCATTTGAACATCTCGTTGATGATACATGGGAAGAAGAATTCTGGTCTGGTGACAAAAATGATCCAAACGAAGATATTGCCAATATGTTTAAATCAGGTTGGAAATCAAAGAGAGTATGGGACCGTGAAGGCCACGAAAAAGTGGATAATAGAATTAAAAATGGTTTAATACTATTTGGTAAATACTATCGCAATTTGTGGGACTAATTTATGATACCATATTATTATTTGTGGCAAGCCAAGAAATTATTGGAATTGGACAAAGAAACCATCCGAATGATGGGTGATTCTACCAATGATCGGTTAGAGCAACAAAAAGAAATGCGTGAGTTGGAAGTGGAACATTTCCGTGAAACCTCGAAAAAGTTTACCATCTTTCTATTGACCTTGGTTTTCTTTTGTGTTACACTATATTATCTGTATATTAATGGAGTAATAAATGTTTGATAAATTTCACACATGGGTAGGTAAAAATACAATCTATCTTATCTTAGTGCTGGCACTTGTTTCATCAATCATTGCGATCTATAATTTGGTTGATGTGATTCGTAAACCCCCTGTAATTAATGTGGTTGAAGGTAGTATTCAACACCATCTAGTGTGGTCTACAAAAGGAGAATGTTTCTTTGTTCGTCCATTCTCCTCTGAAGCTGTATATTTAATCCGTGTTAATGATTGTGATAAGAAATGAAACCAAATAAAGATTTTAAATTGAGTAAGAGTGCTAAGAGATTATTGGCCACCAAAACAGGCGAATCAAAAAGTCTGTGGAAGAAACTATATATTGAAGCAGAGTTGTCCGAGAAAATGGCCAAGCTTGCAAAAGTTCGTGAACCTAAAGGAGAGTAAAATGTCGTTATTTATCGAAGTAGAGTCAGTAGAAAAAGGTTGTAAAGTGATTTTGAATTTAGATACCGTGAGTGAAATTGCTCCGTTCTCAACAGGTGGTTGCCATTTGTTTTTGAGTGATGGTCGAATCTATAAAGTAAAAGATTCATACGAACTGTTCAAACAATTTGCTATGCAACAAGTATCGGCTGAAGATATTGCTCATCGTATTGAAGCAATCAAAGGCCGTGGTCGTCCACCAAAATCAGCAATTACAGCAGAAGATGTTCCTAAACTATGAGTAAGAACAACCTTTTATAATGAATGATTTAATACTTAGAGGTTTTAATTGGATTCATGATGATTGGAAATCTGGCCGTGTTCGATTTATTGTAGAATGTGTGGCGTGGGCAATCTCTATTGGTTGTGCCATCGCCATGGCCGCTACTGTTCCTAATCCTCCTCTTTTGATTTTATATCCTATTTGGATTCTTGGTTGTGCCATGTATGCTTGGGCTGCGGTCACTCGTAAGTCATTTGGTATGCTGGCCAACTATTTGTTACTTACTACGATTGATATTATTGGTTTAATAAGAATGCTATGAATATATTTGCGTTAGATTTGGATGTAAAAAAATGTGCTGAGATGCATAACGATAAACATTGTATCAAAATGATTTTAGAACATTGCCAATTGTTGTCAACGGCTCATAGAGTTCTTGATGGTAATGAAGTTGTTGTAAAATCAAAAACTGGTCGTAACACCAAACGATGGTTACTCTCAGATGAACGAGAGAACCTTCTCTATTCCGCTACACACATGAACCATCCTAGTGCGATCTGGTGTCGCCAATCACCATCAAACTATCTTTGGCTGGTTGATCTGACTGAAGCCTTATGTAAAGAATATACTTATCGTTATGGTAAAGTTCATAAGTGTGAACAGATTGGACTAATTAAAATGTTGAAGTCTGTACCAAAAAATATTCCTGTAGGATTATTCACACAACCAACACCAGCAATGCCAGATAACTGTAAAGTACCAGGAGATTCAATTCAGTCCTACCGTAATTACTATATAAATAATAAGACACACCTTGCTAGTTGGAAAGGTAAGGTAAACTCCCGTAATGTACCTGAATGGTTTAACTATGCCCTCGTATGATTTTAAAAATTTGAATACTGGTAAAATAGAAGAGCACCGTATGTCTTACACGGTGTTGGATCAATTTCTGCAAGACAATCCACACCTCACACGATATCATTCGGCTGATAATCTCCCTATCTTTGGTGATGGCACTCGTATGTCGGTACCGGGTATTGGTCAACCCCATGCAGCATTTGAAACGGGGGTTATTCAGAGGATGCAAGAAACTATTCCAGGAAATACTATGAGTGGCCACAAAACAAAAAAAATCCGAGAGTGGTGAGGTTATATTAAAGAATATCCTTTAAGCGTTTTTAAATTTCTCAAAGACCTATGATTTAATCCAATAGAATTGCAAAATTTACTTAAATTGAAAACTTCAACTATCTTATCATCAGGGCATTTTATTTTCCAAGACTTGGCGTGTTTTTCTCCCATAATATCCATGGACTTTTTCTTTTTGTCTAGGTAAATATTTAAACATTCTTCAAAAGTTTTTCCTTCATAATATTTTATGTAACCTTTATATGACAGTTTCTTTTCTAAATTGACGGCACCTAACGAATCCCTACATAATCCATATTGTTCACTATATTTTTTTAGATTCTTGAATTGAAGTAATGTGCCATCCAAGTTCCAAAATTTATATTGTTTGGCACAACTTTCGGAATTTTTGATTTTAGATTCTTCTCGGTGTTTGAATCCTAACATACCATCACCACCAAGTGTCATATTGTAACCATTAGAATTAATAAAGTTGATAAAAGAATGATTTTCAATTATGAAATAATTTTCCATAAAATCCTTAGTATGGTTTCCGTCTTTTGACCGGTAAATTACTTCCCATTCAAAATTTTCTTTACCATATTTTCTTATGGCTTTGTGGAACGCATCATTATATGCTTTAGATTTTAGATTTTTACTATCTTTAATGTGCCTTTTTTGTCTTTGAGGCCAATTGGAATCAAATCCAATGTAAACTTTACCATTTGTCCTATTGACACATCGGTAGATTGAATATATAATCATATGAATACTCTCTTAACTGTATATGTTTATTTATACAAAAAGAGACCTAGGGAGTGGTAAACGATTTCTAACAACAAAGGAAGTTTGATGGTAACCAAAAAAAGAGTTCTACCTGATGTGTCAACACCACACGAAAAAGAACCACACAATAGACAGACAAATGCTTTAAAGGTTCGTATTGATGATTTGAAAACATTTCAACCATTAACAGAGAATCAAAAGATTTTCTTTGATGCCTACAAACAAGGTGATTACTTTGTTGCACTACATGGTGTTGCAGGTACAGGTAAAACATTCTGTGCCTTATACAAAGCACTAGAAGAAGTATTGGATAAATCCAATCCATTCAATAAGATTATTATTGTTCGGTCAGCCGTACAATCAAGAGAGATTGGCCATCTGCCAGGTGATGTATCTGAAAAAATGGAAATCTTTCAACAGCCTTACCAACAGATTTGTGAAACACTCTTTGGTCGTAAAGATGCGTATCAACGATTAACTGAGCAAGGTCACATTGAGTTTATCTCCACATCATTCATTCGTGGTATGTCATTCGATGATGCCATCATTATTGTGGATGAGATGCAGAACTTAACCTTTGAAGAAATTGATACTGTGATGACACGGGTAGGTTACAGATCGAAGATATTGTGGTGTGGTGATTATCGCCAGACCGATTTAAATAAACGCAAGAATGATATGTCAGGCATATTAAGGTTCTTTGATATTGCCATGCACATGAATGCCTTTACCAAAATTGAATTTACTGCTGATGATATTGTTCGTAGTAGTTTGGTAAAAGAGTATATCTTGGCCAAATTGAAGATCGAAGATTCTGAATAACTCTATATAAATAGTATCAAATAAAATAATAAAGAGAATACTAATATGCCATTAAATTCATCAGGACCAATTAGTTTAGGTGGATCAACAGCAGGACAGTCTATTAACCTTGAATTAGGTCAGTCAGCCACTGCAACCGTAAGTTTAAATAATACTAACGTTAGAACACTAGCTGGTGTTGCTAGTGGTGCAATTACCATGCCAACGAACTTTTATGGTAAAAGTATCGGCCCAACGGTCGGCATATTTTATGGTGGTGGCACTGCTAGTTCTGCACAATGTAATTTAGTAATTCGCATTAACGCCTGTGGCGCTCAAGTAGGAAGTCAAACTAACATTGGAACTGGAAGGAGTTCGTTGGCAGGAGCACCAGTGGGCAGTAATGGGGTATTTTATGGTGGTCGAAGGTGTGGCTGTGCAACTACTCGCCGAAACGAAGTAAATCGCATTAACGCTTGCGGCGCTGAGGTGGGAAGTCAAACTAACCTTGGAACTGCAAGGGAAAGTCTTGGAGGAGCGCCGGTCGGTAGTAACGGGTTGTTTTATGGTGGCTGCGGTGCCACTAGTGCTGCTCGCCGGACAGTAACCCGCATTAACGCTTGCGGTGCTTTAGTGGGATCTGAAACAACATTAACAGATGGAAGGACTACTTTGGGAGGAGCAAAAGTAGGTAATAACGGGTTGTTTTATGGTGGACTTACTCCTAGTTTTAATTGCACAAATACAGTAACCCGCATTAACGCCTGCGGCGCTCAAGTGGGATGTATAACAAGCGTTGGAACTTCAAGGCAGAATGTGAGTGGAGCTCCAGTGGGTGGTAACGGGTTGTTTTATGGTGGACGTCTTCGGGGTGTATCTTGTGGATGGAGAAATAGAGTAACCCGCATTAACGCTTGCGGTGCTTTAGTAGGAAGTGAAACAAGCGTTGGAACTTCAAGAGATAATATTGGAGGAGCGTTAGTGGGCAGTAATGGTGTATTTTATGGTGGCTGCGGATTCAATTCTGGCAGTGGTAGCTGGCGAAACACAGTAACCCGAATTAACGCTTGTGGTGCTTTAGTAGGAAGTGAAACTAGCATAAACCCAGCAGTTAGTCGTAATGCAGGAGCGGGATTAGGATAAATGTCAAGGGTTAATCATAACGCACAATATATTTATGAATTGCAAGGAGAAACACCTTGGGCAAAACTTAACGCTGTCCGCAATCAATTAAAACAAAGAAAATTAGCTTACGAATTAGCAAAGCTGAGCATGGAAAAAGCTGAGGCAACGTTAGAAAAAAATTCTTTTGAGTATCGTGAATATTTATTACACAAAGAACAAACGGAAGAAAATATTCAAGACTGTGTTAACGAAATTGATTTTTTAACGGAATTTGAAGCGGCACTTGCAATAGAAGCAGAAAGAACCAGAATCCCTGGTAAAACCGATGATGAAATGTATGAGATTAACTTTTTTGACGAGTTAAAATTTCGCTTGGTACGCCAAGCTCAGTCGCAGATTTTATCAAGCGGAAGGCTTGCAGAAGATACCGCAAGTCGTATTTTAAAGAATAAACCTGCTTTACAACTGTGCATCGAACAGGGCCTGTTAGGAGAGGGGGCATTACAAATAGCAAATGTTAATTCATCAGCTTTGCCTTATAACTACGAAATATTACATTTGGAAAATTTAAAGAAGGAAAATGAAAATGGCTAAAAACTGGCTTTTTATAGAAAATGGTATTGTTAAGCAAATTGTTACCCAAGATGAAACACCAAATTCATCACAATCAACAGAATCATACGATACTTTAGCCCAAGATGATTCCCAAACCTTCAAAGTTGGAGATGTTTTTACTAATGAACTACAGCTTCAATATAACAAAACTATTTGGCAGCAAATAGGATGGCTTCCTACTGAGGCTGAAATTGAAGCGCAAAAAGAAGTAAACCCAATTTAAATTACATAATAGAAAGTTAATTTTGAATAAAATTGACAAAAACGATTTTGAAGAAATTCAGTTATTTCCAACAAGTGTGTATTCTGCACTTGTATTAGACGATCTTGAATTGGTAAAAAAAGTAGCAGAAGATCCGATTTACCATCATCCAACCGATAGAATGATGTCGGAAACTTTTTTTGATGACGAACGGATTTTTGATTTTTCTCAGTTTATATTACAATCATCTTGGAATATTTTAAAACACCAAGGTTATTTGATGGAGAATTATCATACTGTGTTTGAATCTATGTGGCTTCAAACTTATGAAAAGCACTCATACATGGCACAACATGTCCATGCAAATGGTAATCAGATTGTTGGGTTTTATTTTTTAGAAGTTCCAGAAAATTCAGTACAATTAATTTTGCACGATCCAAGGGCGGGTAAAGTACAAATTGATTTAGACGATGCGGATCCTAAACAACTCACAACTGCATCTTCTTTTTCTGTTTTAACACCCCGAGCTGGCCAGTTAATTTTAACTCCAGCTTGGTTGGCTCATTCAATTACTGCGAATCAGTCTGATGAACAAGTTAAATTTGTTCACATTAATATTCAAGCGAAAAGAATTGCCAATAATATAGCTAGTGAAATGCCAGAGGTAGAAGTCGTATGAACAAATATCGTATTCGCTATAATAAGAGCCGTGGTCAAGAGGGTCGTGGAACCGTTGATCATGTTTGGCGGGTTTTTGAGGGCAATAAAGAATACTTGGTAAAGCATTTTAAACTAAACGTAGCCTCAGAAAGTGAAATAGACCCCAGCGGTGGAGATTGGAATGTAGTTTGTTATGGAGAGTTAACCCTAGATAGGACCACTTCTACAGCCATCATTTCAGAGTATGCACCGACTTGTAAGCAAAGATTATGATTAAAGAAGCAAAACATCTTATTCGTTTTTTTCTAAAGTCCACCGGTTATGCTGGTATTACTTTACCACCTTTTGGTATCTATATACTAAAAGAAAGAATGGATGATGAACTCCTCAAGCGCCACGAACTGGTACATTGGGAACAATATCAAAGAATGGGTGTTATTCGTTTTTATGTTACGTATTTGTGGTATAATACTCGATATGGGTATTGGAATAACCCAATGGAAGTAGAAGCCAGAAAAAAATCTGAATAACTCTTGACAATTTAATTTACCTGTGATATCATTTAACATGACATTTATATTTTGCCCACCAGTACCACTCCAAGATTTACAATCCGAAACATTATCCAATGGTCGGTTCTATACTCTACCTGATGGTACCAAATTGCCATCGGTAACTACCGTTCTTGGTGCTCAAAAGAAAGATGCCATTATGGCATGGCGTAAGAGAGTGGGTGAAGATGTGGCCAATGCAATCTCAAAGAAGGCTACAGGAAGAGGCACCAATGTGCATACCTTGTGTGAACGATATCTGAACAATGAAGGTCTAGGCCTAATTATGCCAGACGCCTTGGAGATGTTCCTATCACTTAAACCACTATTGAATCGCATTAATAACATCCATTACCAAGAGTGTGCCTTGTGGTCGAAACAATTGGGTATGGCAGGCCGTGTAGATTGTATTGGTGAATTCGATGGCCAACTATCCGTAATTGATTTCAAAACATCCAAGAAGATTAAAACCAAGGCACAGATTGAAGATTACTTCTGGCAAACGGCCGCATATAGTTTGATGTATGAAGAAATGATTGGCACGCCTATACAAAACTTGGTCATTATCATGGCGGTAGAAGATGAACAACCATTGGTATTCCAAGAAAAAACAGAAGATCATATCGAAGGATTAGTCAAGGCAATTAAATTCTACAATGACCAAAAGTGGTGATTCTCTAAGTATAAATACTAATAGTACAAACACTAATACGAAAGAAGAAAATGAGCCACGATAAATTTGAAAACTATTCCGAAGAAAAAATTGAACAGAGATTAGGTGCATTGCTGGTGCTTGCCTGCGGTTTGACTATTCTTTTTACGGTATTTTACCTATTTGGTTAATTACCAATTTTAGATGCAAAAGCGCTTGACTTTTATATTGAATTAGTATACACTCCAAGAATGTAGATTAATTCTGCATAAATAAAATACCAGCAACACACAAACCGCTGGTATATTACACATAACACACACAAGGAGAAGTAAATGAGTATGACACCTTACGAGATACGGCTAGAACTCTTAAAAATGGCCAAAGATATGCTAACTGATGATTATCACGGAAAACGTGATGCACTACAACAGCAATGGCATACACAGGTAGATGCAGCTAAAATTGCTGGTACACAATCACCTGAATTCCCGGCGTTACCGCCATTTCCCAATGAAGATGAAATTGTAAAGAAAGCAGAAGCTCTCAATCAATTCGTTTCTCAAACCACTCCACAACCTGAAGTAAAAATTACAAAGAAAACAAATTCGTAATTGGAGAAATCTGGCCGCCTGATGTTGGGTGGCCAGAACATCAAAAAGGAAGAAAGATGTTTAATATCAGTAAAAAATCAACAAACAAAATTTTAATTACAACCTCAGTAGTATTGATTGCAATTAATCTGTTAGTGCCTGTAGCTCAAGCATACGCTCAGAACATAGAATCGGCCGAGGTCAATCAACACTTCAATAAAGAGTTGCAATGCCTAGCAGAAAATGTTTATTATGAATCTAAGAGTGAACCATTTGAAGGTAAACTGGCAGTCGCACAGGTCACAATCAACCGTGTAAATTCTGGTAAGTTCCCATCAACCATATGTGGTGTAGTGAAGCAGAAAGTTGGCGAAACATATCAGTTTAGTTGGGTAGGCATGACTGTGAGTAAATTAAAGAATCCATATCAATGGGAAGAATCGGTAATTGTTGCAAAGAAAGCCTTGACATCTTCTGTTGCACATGATATACTCCATAAAAGTAACGCATTATATTTCCATGCAAACTATGTGAATCCTGGTTGGAAACTAACCAGAGTAGCACAGATTGGTAACCATATTTTTTATAGAGAAAACAAGTTCTAATGCCAACAAAAGATGAGATTAAAGATTTTAGTATGATGATTGAGGAGTTGTGCATTGAGTTGAGGTGCAATCGAATGGATGCCATACTACAACATTGCAAAGAAACTGGATTAGAAATTGAGGTAGCTTCTACCTTGATTTCTTCCGCACTCAAAGCCAAAATCAAAGAAGAAGCACAAGAAAACAATATGCTGAAAAAGACTTCTAAACTACCAATATGATTGAGCTGGTTCAAGTCACCACACAAGAACAAAAAAATATAGTTAAACAAATAATTGAAACCCATCATTCATATGTGGCATCAAATGCTTCAGTAGGTCGTAGAATTGATTGGTTGATTTATGTTGATGATGGTATGTTGGGTGAATGTATTGGTATGATCGGTATTGGTTCTTCAGTATACCCACCACCGAAAGATATATTAAAATATCTTGGCGTGTCCAAACAAGATTACAAACTACAATTCAATAATATTGGAAACAATTGGAGATTTTGTTTTTCCAAATCAATCAAGAATGCTGGCACACAAGTATTGAAGCAATTAAGACAGAAAGCACCAATCGCATGGAAACAAAAATATGGTGATGATTTAAATCACATCATTACTTTCGTTGGTGCTGGTAAAAATGGTGCAGTATATTTGGCTGATAATTGGAAAAAGATTGGTGAAACAGCAGGATTACCTGCACACAAATCAAGTAGTATGAAGTGGAACACAGGTGAACAATTAAAAGAATTGTTTGTTAAACCCACAGGTGAGAATAAGAAAATTATATTAATTAAATCGTTATGACAGAAAATTCAGGTTTTGCGGCATATGCCTTATGGAATGCTTTGAAGTTACATTTTACTTCCGAATCTTATGATTACTTTAAATATAACGGAAAAACAAATGTATCTAAGCAGACATTTACCACCAACAAATCAAAATACCAATTCTATAAACTATCCCGTAAATACGATTTGAATGAATTAAAGAATTTTTATGTTGCCAATTTCATACAAGGCAAAGGTGATTGGGTAGGTGAACTACTACAAGATGGTGATGAGAACTATACCAAGTGGCAAAAAACCCAACAGAGCTTGACATATACCTTTAATCGTGATATAATAGGGTTGTTTGAATCGAGTGGTAATTGTTTGTATGTTGATAATGGAAATCATCCAGTTCTACTGAGAGAAGTTATGCAAGGTGTGGTATCATTAGAAACACTCTGCATCATGGATGATATAATGAATTTTCTTCCTATGTGGTCTAAAAAAATTGAAGATGATATAATCTGGCCAGATTGGGAAATGAAGATACTCAAATACAAACCATTTCTAAATTATGATAAAGTGAAGTTTAAAGCAATACTGAAAGAGAAGATTAAAGAATATGCATAAAATTACCAAGATTTACCTAGACCTTGATGGTGTCATTGCCGACTTTGATAGGCATTACAAAGAGTTGTATAAAATGTCACCAAAAGATGCCGATGAGAAAAAAGAGTTCTATAAACTCTTTGACCATTTCATTGCAAACGAACACTTTGCAAAACTGCCGCTGATGGAAGATGCACGGACATTATTAAGTTTTCTGAATAGCACCGGTATTCCTGTTGAGATATTATCATCAACATCATCAGAGAAACGGCATGATCCCATTGCAAAACAAAAGACAGAATGGTTGCATGTACATGGCATACACTACCCAATCAACCTTGTACCAGGAAAAAGATTGAAAAGAAACTTTTCAAATCCAAACTCAATACTGATTGATGATACGGCACAGAATATCGACCAATGGCGAGCCGAAGGTGGTGTTGGTATTCTTCATACAGACGCTATGACAACTATTGGTATTTTAAAGATGTATGTTTAAGGAGAAAAAATATGAAAGAAATGTTAAAAGAAGTAATTAATCCTTGTCGCTGTGGTCGTAGTCCAACCGGTGACTGTATTGGTTGGCATAATTTAACCAATGAAGAATTCAAAGTTCGCTTCGATGAATGGAATATGTCATCCGGCAAACAATTATTAAGTGAGAGTTCGGGCATTGACAAAGCCTAAATATTATGATATAGTAGTTGATTATGAGAAGTAATTTGAAAGTAGTTTATATTCCGTTTAATACAATTTATATTCCGTTATATACGAAAGAAAGGTAACATCATGAGTTTTGCAAATCTAAAAAGACAATCCGGTAATCTGGATAAGTTATCAAAAGCCATCGAGGCACTCAATACATCCTCAGAAGGTGGTTCAGAAAAGTCAGATAATTTCTGGCGTCCCGAAGTAGACAAATCAGGCAATGGTATGGCAACAATCCGTTTTTTGCCAGCATCTGAAAAAGATGGTGACGATGGTCTACCATGGGTCAAGATTTTCTCCCACGGATTCCAGGGAGCGGGTGGATGGCTTATCGATAACTGTTTGACCACAAAGAACCAACAATGTCCAGTATGTGAACACAATTCTACATTATGGAATTCTGGCATCGAAGCCAACAAAGATGTAGTTCGTAAGCAAAAGCGTAAATTGAATTACATCGCCAATGTTTATATCGTATCTGATCCTAAGCATCCTGAGAACGAAGGCAAGATTAAATTGTTTAAGTTCGGCAAGAAGATTTTCGATAAGATTTCTGAAGCAATGAACCCACAGTTCGCTGACGAAGAAGCAATCAACCCATTTGATATGTGGAAAGGTGCTAACTTTAAGTTGAAGATTCGTAAGGTTGAAGGCTATCAGAACTATGACAAGTCTGAATTTGAATCGCCATCTGCATTGTCTGACGATGATGCCAAGTTAGAACAAATCTGGAAAGATTCTTTCTCACTACAAGAATTGATTGCTGATAAAGAGTTCAAGTCATATGATGCTCTGAAGCAACGCCTCGATAAGGTTCTTGGTTTGAATGGTGAAGCACCACGCACAACCGTAGAACAAGTAAAGGCAAAAGAGTTTGCTACACCTAAGAAGGCCGCAGTCGCTGAACCTAGTCTTGGTGAAGATGAAGATGACATGGCATATTTTGCCAAGTTAGCTGAAGAAGATTAAACCTTAACCCCTTGGTTTAGACCCCGCTACGGCGGGGTTTTTTATTGGTTATTATACAAC